TAACTGAAAGCGATGACAGCAAGGTATGGAAGTCAGGAGACTGCCCGGAAGCCTTGGGTGATTCGCCACATGCTCAGGAGTTAAAACCTGATAATAACTGTTCCACCGGTGATGATGAGTGTATCACTGGCGGAAAACCCCTAAACCCTGAAGATGCTGGTGAGGATAACGCTTATTATATGAAGAAGATTTCAGAACGTTTAGACAAAAAGGACAAAAAACCTGGAAAAAACATTAAAGAGGGTATAAATAATTCCAGAACGATGAGCAAAAAAGATCCAACAAATATTTTCGACAAATTATACTCAACTATCATGGAAGGAGACGATCCTTTCGCTGATCTTAACGGCATGGGGTCAGATGATGACTTCGGTGGTGAAGATGAATTCGGTGGTGAAGACGAAATGGGTGGCGATGAGGTCACATTAAGTCTTCCTAGAGAATTAGCTGAGCAACTTTTAGATACACTTAAAGCTGAGCTTGATGGAGGAGATGAGCTCGAAGACCTAGAAGACGAAGAGTCGATGGGCGACGACATGGATGACGAGATGTTAGGTGATGCTGTTGTATCAAAACCTGAGCCATCTGCTGCTTCTGATGGAGTTCCAGGGCTTACAGGTAAAAATAACAAAACTTCCGGTAGTGGTTACTCTGCAAAGGGTGGATCTGCTGAAGGTGGTAAGATCAAAGAAGATCCAACACCTAAGCCTTTAGGCGGACACGGTGACCGTGACCATCCAATGGCTGGTAACAAGAGTAACAAAGTTACTAACGGTAAATCTAAAGCTCTCGGAGACTAAGAACAATTTAACTCCCCAAAATAAAGAAAGCCGTTCAATTGAGCGGCTTTTTTTATAAATACTGATAATGATGCTATTTGAGAAAGCTTTCTGGACTCATATCAACGAGTTTGTCGATCTACAACAGAAGAAGAACGACGATCCTAAGAACCCATGGCACCGTAGACTTGATAAGCATGCTACTAGCAAGAGTCAGAATCAAGTAGCTGACAGATACAAGGGTAGATACACTGGTGAAGGTGAGTTTACCTACAGTGGTGAGCTGGATAACAAGATAGAGTTGATAAGATCAGGTAGTTCAGCGCTTCAGATATTGTCTGATGTTGATTGTGATCATATACTTAAAAATTATCCAATTGATGAACTACCAAAAGACAAACCAAAGAGTTTGAGCAACTCAGGCATGATCGTTAGTTGGGATCCTATGAAGAGTGCTTTTATACTTCAACGTGATGAGTGAGTTTGACGATATATTTGCTGGTAGTAACAAGGGTCTTAGATTTTTAGATAAGAGTATATCTAAGAACGAACAAGCCTTGTATAACGGTTGGTGGATGGAACAAATCTATCAATATGGTACAGTTGTAGATTATTATACAAACAACACAACACTTGAAACAATGGATCCGTTGTACGGAGAGGATCCAGTTCAAAAGTTTAGTGATCCTAAGAAGTTGATATTCGCTCTCACATTGAATGAGAATTCAGTTGTGTTACAAAAGTTTGGATTAGTTGCTGATGACGAGCTTACTGGGTTTATTGCTATTGAGAGTTACACCTTAGCTATGAGCTCTGCTGAAAATCCAAACCCGGAGCCAAAATCAGGTGATGTTTTAGAATTGACAGAGTTTGGTTGCACCAGACCAGGTGGAAGAGGAGCAAAGAAATTTGAGATTACAGATAGGTTAGATCAAGACGTCGAACAATTAAATCCTTTACTAGGTCATTATGTATGGCTGATAAAAGGCAAACGCTTCGACTATAGTTATGAGGATGGTATTGAAGCCGAACCTGCATTAGAGCAAGTTACTGACGACACATATCATGGAGGACTGAGTGGTGAAGATTATACTGATGAGACTGAGGATGATAATTTATACTTCAATCCAGTAGACACCGCCGGTCGTAATATATTTGATTATAGTGTATATGGAGATTATGACGACATATACGGGGGATATGACGACGATTAATCTGTTTGATCTTCGTATGCAGCACTATAATCAGGTAACTGCTCTCCCTTTGCTTCCGAGATAAACTTCTCCGCCTGACTAACAGTATCGAACAACAACTCTACACGTGATCCGCTTCTGTCCGCAAAGACATAACACACTTTGTCATCTTTATTGTGTATACGAAGTAAAGAATATCTTTCTCCGGCAGTTAACTGGTCTCTCTGAGTCTTGAATCCAGAGACTCCGGAACTCAATTGTCTGATCTGTGAGCTGGTCATCCCAGGTTTGATCTTAGCTGATCCTCGAGATGATAGAGTTATTGTAGTACCGGCTATATAGTGCATTGTTCTTCTTTACTGAGATCGTCTGCTATTTCAAATAACATGCTCTCTGTACGGTCATCAATATACTTTTGAATAGCGATCGGCTTGACCCAATTGATACTATCACCAGACTCTCCAAGCTGTTGGGCTTTCTGATCGATAATATCGACAGCCTCAATCAAGCTCAACCACCGGCATACTTCATACTCTGACATTACGTGTGAGACACCCTTGGGTGTTGTTAGTTTAATCTTAGTTTCTTTATGTTTTTTTATATCAATCATGGTAAAAATTCCGGATCACTTTAGTCATGTATCCTGCGAGTTTAGCTACGAACACCTTATCTACATCATTGCTGTCGTATTGCTTGAGTCCTAATGTTATTAAATTGATTCCCTGACATAAATTTTTGAAGTTTAATTTGTCAGTTGGTGACATGCCACTATCATTAGAGCAGTGATTAAAGGCCAGGTCATTCAAATTGTTTATCAGATCTATATTACGGTAATCTTCACTCACGGGTATACTTAGACCTTCATGAAACGCTTGCTTGCATTCATAGTCTTTTTCGTTAAAAAACTTAGACATCTTGTCTCTGAGTTCGAGATATGTCATTGGCATCTCATCTTCACTCAACATGACACTACTAGGATCCTTCGTGTTAGGTTGGTTGACGAGTTTGTTCTCTTCTGGTATACTAGGATTCATCGTCTTTACTGATATCTTCTATAATCTTACTAATCTTTGATGTATCTGCACCTACTGTGGTTTTCTGTGCTGTAGTCACATCAACGTATACCGAGTTTGATTTTCCACATACCTCACAATCAAAACTATTGTCGTCATCGAATCTTACTGGTATGAAAGCTGAGGCGTTACAATGCGCGCAAGTAACATCAGTACCTTGCATCGCGTACAACTCTAAACGCTTGGTCTCTTCGTTCATCATTCTGCTCTCCAATAGGAACCTAGCAATCGACTTCCAAACATAAGAAACAACAAACTGGATGCAAACTAGAGCAGTGAATGTCTCTATAACACCAGCACCAGTGAAGTAATTAATGATCGAGGTGAGTATACCAGCGATTATTAATGTCTTGCCTAGAGATGTTAGTATTTGTTTGAGTATATCAAGCATGATCTTCTGGTACAGATGTACCAACACTCAAACCGTCAATATCGCTAGAGACGGATTTAATTGCTTGTGCAATTGTGGATAATTTCTTGTGTATCTTTTTCACTGTTTTAATAGCCCTTTCATTATCCTTAATTATAGAGTGTTTTGCAGATTGTGCAACTTTATCTTTCACTTGGAGAGTATCAACATACAACTTTCCGAGTTGATCACTTAGACCATCCTGGAGAGGGTATGGAAGTCGGTTTGGTGCTTTTCCCATTTCATTCTCCCAATCACCGGCTTGTTTTATGAGATCTAACAACGTAACTTTTCCAGGTTTATGTGTCATGGCCGCTTGACCAGCTCCACCACCTACACCTAGATAGTTATTTGATCCGATATTCATATCTTCGAATATAGTCTTCTTTTTACCTTTTTCTTTACTCATACCTGTAAATACTTATACAACCTGTATAAATAATTAAAGCTATGAACCTATTTGAAAAGAAATTCCTCAACATTTTACATGAAGCACCAGGAGATGCCGTTGATCCAGCCGCGGCAGTAGACGTACCAGCAGAAGCAGAAGCAGCAGCAGTTGCTGATACAATGGAACCGGCTACTGATCCAGCAGAACTAGCAGTACCTGACAATCCTGAACTAGCGTTAAAGAAACAGCAATCAGAGCGTACCATATCCACCATCCAGACTTGGATCGGAGAAGTTGAGGGATTTATTGATTATCTTAACGGTACAGATGAGGGTTCAATTAACTTCACTCTCAATAGTGCAGATTGTGACAGCTTGATAACTGATATCCAGCGAAGTGAGAGTAAGAAGATTTCTAGATTGGCTCAAGACCTATCAAGTTTAGGTGAGTCTCTCAAGCAATACCTGTTGCTAGCTAGAAGGAAAGAATCTAATTCAGATTCTATCTAATCTGCTTTATTTTTACCAAACCTCTCAAACCACAGTAAGTGTTGTCGAGTATAAACTGCTCAGATATATGATCCAACTTGAAATGTACACACATTTCGTTAATATCCTTGAATCTCGTTCCAATATCCTTGGGCCATATGAACACGCATGATCCAGCTGTAAGTAATGCTTCCGATTTGAGCCGGCTTGCCTGATCATCCCATTGACTGTCAAGTACCCATACAGATTGCATTAGAAACAGTCTGTCTATTTGAGCTTTTTGCTTTGATGTTAAACTTTCTTTCGATCTCTCTTGAATACCAGCAACAGCAACAGAGTTCTTGATGAAAAATGAATCTATAGGACCTTCTGTGATGAATATGTTGTCAGCACTTGACTCTATGTTGTTATAATTGAATAATGTCTTGTCACTGTTCTGCTTAGATAAGTATTTCGGTCGATCTCTATCTGATTCTAGTAATGTTCTTGATTGATAATGCACACTCCGACCGGATCTATCGTAGAATGGTAATATCAATCGATTTTTATGTACAAAATCTGATAGACTCACAAACAAAGCCTTAGGTTTGTTGATCGCAGTGTTCAGACGTCTTGTTACTATTGTATCTATGGCCTTTCTCACGATATCCTCATCCTTGTAATACATGACCTGTGATCTATCGAATAAATTTATACTATCTTTCGGTAAATCTGGTGTGTCGTACACAGTATCAGGTGTGGTCTTTGGTATACCATACTCAAAGTCGCATGATTCAATTTGTTGAGCCACTTCCTTGAAAGAAATTTGCTCTACTTCCATCACCCACTTGATAGGATTACCATACCATCCACAATTGTGACAGCATATCGCCTGATCGTTCGGTATATAATAAGCTCTACGTTTTCTACCCCAACTCTTACCTTCTCTACACACAGGACAACCACCGGTATATGTGTTAGTAGATCTCGCATACTTAGGATAACCGGCATGCTGGTAGAACTTTTGTATTACGTACTCTTCTGGTACTATCATCTATATGATTATAGGTACTGCGAGCGTATAAGGCGACTTATACCTTATCTTCTACACTGACAACACCCTTCATCACAAACCGACCGGAATCAGGACAGATCCAGTGAGCTTCCGTATAAACTTGATTTCCGGTTTCTCTTTTAACGATCCGGGGTTTAATTGGAGATCCACTGAAAGGAGAAGGGATTATCTTGGGTTGTACTAAAGGCATGTCACTCATTACTCTATTATTTAGTAAGACCCAGTGAATTTACAATGTCTGCTAGAGTGTTTGTTACAGCTTGAGGAGCGAATGCTGTTTGCCACACGTTTATATTGTCTAGAGCAGTGTTGATATTGTATTCAGTACACAGATCACGAAATTCATCCATATCACACTCAAGATCTTGAAGTTCGTCGTACTGCTTCTCGTACAACTCGATATCCTCTGGATGTTCCTTCGGTCCTTGATTGAGGTCTATCATTCTCAAGTTAGTAAAATACGGCTCGAGAACATCTGCATCAACATTCTCCCTAAGCAGGTCGTCAGTCGGGTATCTGTCTACGTACTTGCGTGCAGTCTTGGCTCCACATTTATTGATACCAGGTAAGTTGTCTGACTTGTCACCTATCATAGATTTGTATCGAAGAAATTGATCTATAGGACAACCGGTATGATACTCAAAGTTGAGTTTATCGATCAACACATCCTTCATAGGGCTATACACAACGTTATTATCGTCTATCAATTGTAACATATCTTGATCAACACTAACAATCACTTTCAGCTCGTCTGACTTCTTAGACATCCAGGATATCACATCATCTGCTTCAAGCACTCCTGGGTACATATTCTTGACACCTAAAGAGGTTAACAAGCGTGTCGTTAGATCCTCATGCTTGAATACAGCTTCATTCTTCTTCTTGTCTCTGGTACCTTTGTACTCAACAACTTTAGATGATCGCCGGAAGTTAGTGGATGGATATATAAGCTTTTTATCCCATACTGAGTATACATTACTACAGGAAAACTTCTCAACATACTTTTTAATACTAGTTAAAAATATGTATGCTGGATTGACGTTAGTTCTTACGTTTTCCCCTATCCACACTGCTCGGTGGAGTAGGTTGCTTGAGTCTATTAATATTGTTTTTGGCTTTAGCTTCATTATATTGTGCACGACAGATGTCATATACATTATACGGTATTTTCTCTAAATGCTCAACTATTTTGTTTGTAATTCCGGTTTCCCATTTGTCTAGTGGTACTTCGATGTATTTGTTGTCAGGTAAACTCAAGCAATATATATTGTTCTCATCCTTGTGCATATATACCCAGAACTCCCCACGAAATGTACCTGATGATACCGCAAAAATCGAACGCTCCAGCGGATCAGCATTCTTCGCGATTTTACGCTTCCATAACTCTTTAGCGTAATTGATCACTGATGTTTCTGATGCATCTATGAAGACTATCAAATGTGTTGGGTAATCTCAAGTTGTATGATGCTACTTTGCTGTCATCAAGCACACAATTCGATCTACCGGTAACTGTCATCTTCTTCAGTTCTTCATATTCAATGGTCTTCCAGTCAGGGTTTCCAATACCATACTGTTCCATTATTTTTGTTATTTCTTGAGTGCTAACTTCCTGCGGGTTCACCACATTGTAAATTCCAGGTTTTAAATTGCTTATATTCTCGTTGATATCTGCCATCATCAAGAGACAAAAACCGCATAGATCCTCGATATTAGTTAATGAGTTGACTTTGTTGATTATCTTGTCATACTTACGAAGTTTCATTATGATGTTACGCTCACTAGGAGTCTCACAAAATGGCATTCGTATACGGAGAATATATACCGGGGTGTCTCTCAGCATCATCTCACATGCATGTTTGGTCTTGCTGTACCAACTACTAGATGTGCTCAATAGACCGAAATCCGGTTCGTCTTCTTCAGTGTATCTCCTGTCATAACCATCATATATACATCCACTAGAAATATGTATCATTTTAGTACCAACATCCTTGCAGACCTTCTGTATATTAACCGGTACGATCACATTATAATACCAAGTATCCTCTCTGTTGGCTTCACAAGCGTCTACGTTGGGTCTCCCAGTGTAACCGCATGTGTTGATAACATATGCGTACTGAGCTTTCGACATGTGATTAAATAGCGTGCTTCTGTCTGTGTAATCTAGATCTGCTCTAGACAATATAGTCACATCATAACATGTACCCATGGCTTTAGCTATATTCTGTCCGACATATCCTTTTCCTAGGATTAATACTTTCATGAATCTACTTAATACAATGGTGGTTGTTGAGGTGGAGGGTCAACATACTTCATCAAGAATTTTTGTAATGCTGTGCCTAGTGAGTCGCTATCCTTGACTGTAGGGGCATTTACTAATGTTACTGGCTCCCCAGCACATGTGTATCCTAACAACACGAAGCAACTTAAATGCTCCTCAATGAAGGAGTTTATAACTGTTATCTGTTTCTGAGATAACCGTTTTTTCTGAGCATACTCAATCAGGTTAGCTTCTAGAGCCTTTTGTATTTTTCTCTTGTACTCATCATCGCCTTTTTGCTTGACTGGTTTTGGTTTATTCGCGACCTTCTTCTTTCGAGTGGTTGGCTTTTTTGATTCAGGTGTTTCGTCGTCTTCAGTTGTCATGTGCATATCATTCAACCGGTTTTGCGTACAGACTATCGTCTGCAACAATGCCCTTTTTCGATAACAGGTTAATCAGCACCTCCATGCTGTTTGTTTTGAGTGTCAAATTCTTTTGGAATCGCAGCCCACCGTCATTCACTTCAAATTCAGGTATGTCACCTAATTGTTCTCTATTGACTATACAAGTTATAAATACAGACTCGATACTAGGGTTGATCATGACGGTCCATTTTCTAGGATCTTCCATGGAATATTTATTCATGATCTCCCACACGATGTATCCGCAATCCTTTAACCTCTTTTTGAAGTATGATAGTGTATGTACTTTATTCTTCATATATAAACAATTATCCAACGTACCCTGAAGATACTACTGTAATCTTGGTATTATCTGTGTCTATCTGAAATAGAAACACGTTTAGTGTTGGATTTATATTAACTTTGAGAGAATCAAATCGAATACTACTTATGATACGAATCGTCTCAAAACTCAACGCCAATGGAGCTTCTAGTTCATCTCCCTTGTATTCACTAGCTATTTCCTGCGTGTAGCTATCAACATTGTGTCGTTGATGATCAGTTAATGTACCCAACACCTTACCTTCTTCTGTAGAGAAGTAAATCTTGTTTGTGTCTGTTGTGAATGTACTACCTTTCACAAGTTGATTGATACAATTATCGTTGACAGTGAATCTGAAAGGAAAATCAATCTTCTTGATCTTGTTAATATCAACAGATGGTGGATCTATAATACCATCTTCTAACAAGTGATACTTGAATCCTACCGATCCAGATTTGTATTCAATATTATTGTTATTAAACTTGAGCGTTATATCCTCATCAGAGATACAAGACAACACTTTTATCAATTTGTTGATATCCGGAATGTTCAGAAATATCGTTTCATCAACTTGGTTATCTTGTTCAATTGTACAGTTTACGATCAAAGTACCATCACTTGATGAACTTAGAGTATTGAACTCTTTCTCGCGAACCTTGATGACTGTGTTTTCTGTCAGCTTGCCTATCGGTGACAGAAAGTTATTGATAAATCTACTCTTGTTTTTTAGATTCAGTTGTTGCATCTAGTAATTTTAGTGTAATTGTTTTTGTATTTTTTGAGATTTCAGTTGATATGATATCCAAGATAGTTGATGGGTCTTTGAACTCACCTTTTATCTTGGCAGTGCTGATGCTGTAACCTATACCACGTTTGAATTTTTCTATCTTCTTGTAACTCTCAACAACTGACTCTAAAGCTCTTACTCTCTTCTCTAGTTCAGCTGTATAATCGTTATTTTGAATAACCGGAGCTCCAGCAACCGGGATTGGTGCTGGAGGTGGAATAACTGGGTGTGTAGGCATTGTTTGTTGTGGAATGTGTTGAGGTGATTGGTGACTGACGGGTTGATTGAGAATTGCACCGTTAGCGGCTGCTATCTTCTGCAATGCGATTTTAGGGTCCATTTGTTTCGCCTGAACACCACCTAAATTTCTCTTGTCAATCTCTCCTAGAGCTCCATTGACAGTACCAAGCAATCCAGCAACAGCTAACACATCATCTCTATCCATCGGCGCGCCATTCTCGTGGTCACGACCCTGTTGATAGGGATTTACTTGTTCGTTTTCCTCAGGCATCGTCTAAACCAGCTAGTAGTTCTTTGACCTTATCATCTTCCAAGGGATCCTCATCAGAGTCAGCTGCAGATGGTGTGTCACCCATCGGGATCTCATCATCATCGTCATCCTCAACTGTTGTAGCAACTGGAGCAGCTACTGGAGTTGGAGTGGCTGCAACTTCATTAGGATCAACACAATGAAAATGCTCGTCAAGCATGGCTTTGAGTTCTTCATATGTTTTGGTCCTGAAAGTTTCTTTCAAGTCATGGCCTCCAGCGTAAATTTCTTTGATTCTAGAATCATCCAGTCCTGGTATTTCAGAAGGAAACAAGAACTTACTTGAAACGTAAGTAGGAAAGTCACCTTGCTTGTCACATCGGATCCTGAACGTACATCCTTTGTCAGACAAGTCGAAGATCTTCTCACCAAACTGATCTGAGTCTTCACCAGTAATACCTTCCATGATAATCTTATGAAGTTGTTTGCCAAACCGTAAGATCTTGACAGTGTCGTTATTTTCTGGGTCAGCAGGATCGTTCACAACATAAACATTAACTAACCAGTTCTCACGGCGATAAATTGCTTCAGATTTAGCTTTCTCTTCAGCTGTACCACCGCGGTATATTTTCAATCGATGTTCTGCGATTGGATCTCTGTCACCCCAAGTAGTCGGGCTCACTGCAGTCACATATTGACCTGTACTATATGATGTCCAACCGTGGCTGTAGTAATGATAAAATGTATTGGCTGGGTCCTCGATATCAGGAAGAAATCGTACTTCATACGAGTTACCAGGTTTGGTTCTGAGGATATCAGCAGTCTTGTTTGAAGACCCTTCTTTAGATAGTGCATCTTTGATGCTAGCGAACATAGATTTTGTAAATGTACTCATATATTATTTGTTTTTAGTTATTAGTTGTATAGTTATTATATGATCTCATAGAACTATATGCAACTTTTAAAATTATTTCTTTGTTTTCAGACTATCCATAAACTCTTTTGTGGTCATTGAGTTGGATTTCTTTTTGTATATTCTGTAACATGTTAACGCTTTCATCGTGTTGTAGAATCTTATATCATACTCATACGGCTCTGGATATACCTTGAATGGAGCGGTGAAGAATTCATCGATATTTATATTATCGAATTTCATGAATAGTTTGGCTAATTTTCTCACGTGTCCATACTCTGGCTTGGCTTCGAAGTCATCCCATTTTTGCCTTAACTTGAACGGTTTACCGTTTTTAGAGCGAACGGTAGCTAACCACGTGTTATAAATTCTCTTCTCTAGTGAGGTCAAAGCTAAAATTTTAAATTTAAATCTGGATTCGCTTGGATGTAGTTTCTGATATACTTAGATCTATACAATGTAGGATCGTGTTTAAGAAAGCATTTGAGTACATCATAATCTGTATCGACATCACATACCATCTTGAATGTGTCTCTCAACTCTTTCTCTCTCAACAACCATAAAAATATATTAGGTAGATTCATCTTCTTGTTCTTAACAATGCAAACATACGAACAGAAACCTAAAAATAGATGAAGATATTCACCTTGATATGTATTGTTAACAGGATCACCATTTCCTATCATTCCGCTTATTATGTCGTTCATGTAACTACAGGGGATAAAAGTTTCGTTAAGGTTAGTACCTTATCAGTTAATTGACCACCGGCAGAATATGGATGACCTCCACCTTCTGCTATGCTGCTAGCTAATTTTCCTAAGTCAACTTCCGGGCATTTCTCTTTGTTCACTCTGAAACTAACTCTTTTAGTATTCATATTCATTACCATTACTATGTCACATTCATAACTGTTTATAACATGGTGAGCCACCTCATTCAGACTCTCACTAGCCATTGTTGCGAATAAATTATATTTTTTACCATTCAATGGCAGCTTTCCTTCAAATACTTGCAATTCTGATATGACTCGAGCAACCTTTTTCTTGTTCAAAGCGATCATGTTTAAATGTGATTGATTAAATCCTTTGAATCCGTTTCCGAAGTCTCTGGTGAATTGTTCTGCACGTTGTCCTACATAATTCCATAAAATCACATTCAACTCATATGACCCTTTGACCTGTAATTTGTAGCTATCATAATCATCAATCATCAATATCAATAACTTCTGATAATCAGTTAATGTTCTCTTCTCGTATTTCTTTCTCAGCAAATCATACAACAACTTGCAGCAGGATGTGTACTCAGACAATATAGTCGTGGCTTTTTTGTACTTATCTTTATTCTGCACGTGTGTGTCGTGGTGATCCACTATCGATACATTCTCATGATCAACTAAGTCTAAATTATTTTGACTCACGTCTAGATCAAATATGTAAACCTTGTCGTAATCCTCGATTTTGTTCTTCATCGACCACGCTGAGAACGTTTTACGAAAATTAGACTGAGAACATATTTCATGCTCTACATTCTTCATACCAGTAAACCACCGGAACACTAAGTACGAGCCTATCCCATCTAAATCACAATCTGAAAATATAATACATTTTTTCACCACGTCTATTGTATATTTATTAGTGGTGCTCACGGTTGCAACTAGATAGATAGATCGTCTAGAGACTGTATCGTGTCAGTCATGTCAATGTTTTGTAACTGTACACTAGCTTCCTTGAGAGTCAATGTATCATAGTCAATCTCCATGGCGATACTACCATAATTCTCACCAAATCGATTTTTCATCACACCTAATTTGATCACACCCATCTCAATATCCTCTTCTTCTCTCCATATACTGAATATCGCATCTGCAGTTGCTGCTAAACCATAACTCTCACCAACAGTATCAAGTCCAGGATTGACTTCATTGTAACCAGCTCTGTTTAACTGTGTCGCGGTGATGATAGGACATTCATATACATATGATAATGCTCTTAGTTCTTCAGTCGCGTACTTTATACGTTCATAAGAGTTGGTTCCTATGTCACTCTTGAGCAAGTTGACGTAATCGATCACGATCGCGTCTAATTTGACTCCTCTGTCGATAAGTTTCTTGATATAGCCTTTGATGTGTCTGCAACTCACTGTGCTAGGAGGGAACTCTTTTACTATTATTTGAGCTCTCTTGTTATTCTGTTTGTATTGATTGACTGAATCTTCAATATCATCAGTACGTCGATGCAATGCTCGAATTGGTATCTGAGTCAAGTTTGTGGTTATTCTTTTAGCATACACTAGCTCACTCATCTCGAGACTTATTAGTAATACAGTCTTGCCTTGATCAGCAATGTTCTTGGCGATGTTACCTAAGAATATACTCTTACCAATATTAGTCTCACCGGCGAACACATACAATGCTCTACCATGTTCCAAGAAACCGCCATCTAACTTCTTGTCTAACCAAGGCCAGCCGCATGCTATAGTATCATCCTTGGTGTTCAAATCTGTTATGTGTTGTTCTATGTCATTGAAGTAATCTAAACCTATGTCTGTAGCTAATGTTATGTTACAAGCTTTCTCAAATTTAGTTAATATACTACTAGTATCTACATCTTGATCGCCAGCTGAATCAGCCACTTCTAATAATGTGTTGAACACTGCTTTCTCTTTGAGAAATTTTTCTGTGTTCTCGTAAAGCTCATCCTTGTTGAAATGTCTGTCAAATCCTTCGAATAACGCTGCTACACTTTTGAAGCTATTTTTTAATTCTGGTGTTGTCAGATATCCTTTGATTTCAGTTAACGTAGGAGACACACTTCTCTTCTCGTAGAAGTCTGTGACAATCTGTACCACGTTCTTGATATCTTTATTGCTAAAGAACTTACCATCTAAGTGATCAACTATACTTGACAGATATGCTTCATCTGTTAGCATATTGTAAGCTATAACGACCTCATAGAAGTCTCCATCTAGTGAATTTTTATTCATTCTTGTATTGATTGTAAAATATTTGTTGTGATTCTTGAAATGTTTTATCGTTGATGTCTCTCAAGCCTGGGCTCGCATGAGTGACATGAATAGGATATGTTCCTATTTTGAGTTTCAATTTGTTCGCATCTAAACAACTTGAGAGATCGTAATGATGAAATTTGAACGACTCATTAAATTTCCATCCAGCCTGCAATACATTCTTCAGATTTACAGCCATGAACAATCCATCAATCACAAGACATCTTTTAGGCCATGGACCGAAGCTAGTCACTCCTAACTGACTACTGTCATTGATTGGATGTGACACTGCGCCTGACATGTCTTCACGTTCACTCATGACGTGCCACAAGCATGGTTGTTTGATTTTCACTTTGCTAGAACCAGCCAGTCCTACAATATCGTACTTCATCTGATTCATCGCAGTATACAGCTTACCTTTCAATTTCAGGTCATCGATAAACACATCATCATGCACAAACAACACAATATCATGTTTGATTAGATTTTCTGCTGTTAACTGTCTGTTGTATGCTTGTGACAAACCAGACTTGTTGTTAGCATTGATAACAACAGTCACATCGTTTTTTAATTCATTGAGAGATTTCGCTAACATTGAATCTCTTCCGTCACCCTTGGAGCAAGTGACTACTAATATCTTTCTCATTTCGTTCATAGGAAAAATGGGCTGTTTGATTGGAATTCTCCGCATGTCGCTAATCCTTCCGTAGTTGAGCAATATATGACACCTTCTCTGAGTTCTTCTTCGACAATACCAGGCACTTTGATGGAACTAAACTCACCGGTGTCAGTATTACCAAACAACGTGCTGCCGCTTCTCACCAGGAATGTACATCCGGTCAGCTTGCTGTATATCCAGCATGCGAATGTTCCTTGCAATTGATTACAAGCCTTTTCTAAAGCCACAATCTCAGCTGTTCTCTTGCCTTCATCTAACTCCTCACCTAAGAATTCCTCGCTAAACTCAAATACTAATGATATTAAAGCTGGTATCACTGAGCTATCTACTGAATTGTAATGATCTGGCATCAACTCCTCTACTAATTGTCTGTCATTCTGCAAGACACCGTTATGAGCCACTATATAATAGAAGTCTTCAAATGGATGGCTTGTTACAGGGCTGAACTCGCGATTGGATGATGTAGGAGCTTGTGTGTGACCTAAAAATTGATTGTAATCACCTGAAAAAGCGTAATCACCGGTAAGATCCACCACATTCGGATCTTTTCGGATGTAAATCTCCCGACCTCTTGTTGTGTATAAGCTACCATACGAGAAATTACCTCTCTCGCGATTAGCAATGTATAATTTCTCATAATTTTTAAATATTGTTGAACCGAAAATACCGCACATAGTTATATTATAGCTGAGCTAACTGTTTATCGCAACACAATTGTGTGACTTCCATGGTATTTCTCTGCTGTATGGTATTGGGTCAATATAACCAGCTTCTAAAAATCCTTGAATACGTGAACTACATGCCGTGCACTCCCCACATGCCTCGTCTTTACCTTCATAACAAGTCCATGTATTAGAGAAGTCTACTCCTAGCTCGACACCCATTCTGATGATCTCAGCTTTGCTCTTGTCAATCAGAGGCGCTTCTATTGTGACTCGATCGCGTCTGTTCAATTGATTTACGTTGTTGATCGCTTCTAGAAACTCTTTGCTACCGTCCCAGAATCCTGCTTGACTGTCAACAAGAGCAGATCCATGGAACACGGTACTTGCGCCAATTGATTCTGCATATGCTGTGCATATAGACAACATCATCATGTTTCTGTTAGGCACATAATTGACAGTTTGTGGGTCTCCTAACACATCTCTCGCTTTTGCTACATCAATATCATCATTAGTCAGAGCACTAGTTGTCACAATGTCTTTGAAAAACGTCAGATCTAGTATCTTGAGGTTTTCTTGTTTGGTTCTGTGTATTGTCTTTTGTGCGCAAATCAATTCTTTGTCTCTGTGTTTCTGTCCATAATCATACCCAACGGCCTGTATTTCATATCCTTTTGATCTAGCGAGATGATATATCACTGTGGAATCTAAACCACCACTTAACGGTACAATACATTTATCCATAGTTTTTATTATATGAACTATATAAAATGAAGGCAACTTAATATAAGTAATGTTATGAGCAGCAGAAAGTACAATACTAATGACAATGATTTAATCTGGGAGAGTTTTCAAAACCGCACAAATCACAAGCTAAACAAGCAGAATAGTAAATATAGTGAATTGTTAGAGAACGATCTCAAGTATATCGAGGAATTTCTAATCAGAGAAGGCATTTGGGATAAAGTTAAAGGTGCTGCTGGTGCTGCTGCTGGTAAGGTGAAGGATTTTGCTGCTGATAAGATCATGAAACCTTTGATGGATATGCTAGCTGCAGCTATTCAGAAAGACCCAGCATCTGCTGAGAAACTACCAGAACTTCAACAAGCTGCTCAAGGTGGAGGAGATATTGGGGCAATTTTACAGGCAAACGGTGACCA